TCTTCTTCAGCTTGGTTGGAGTGATTTTGTATTTCACCATTGGCATCCTTGAGCAACAAAAATGAGCGCTGAACACTTGAGCATGGTTGACAAGGTGCTGGCCTATGTGTCCAGCCCATTCCGTCTGTTTGCAATGGTGCTCATGGCTGTGCTCACATTTGCCGGTTACTTTGTCTACGCAAACCAAGAGCTGCTGATTGGTGCTTACAAAGAGTCTAAAAAAATTCCGTCCATTGCAGAAGATAGAGTCGAGGACGCAGCAGCGCATCTGTTTAAGCAGTCTGGTGCGCTGGTGGTGGCGGTCTTTAAAGTCAACAGTATGTTTGGCACTCGCGTCTTGTATCGCGCTTATGGCAAAAACGGCAGGGACAAAACCAATGACGGGCTGGATGTTGGCCTGTTTACCCAGAACGCTGCTAACAACAGTGATGTGGTCAAGCTGATGGCAAACGAGATTCCATGCGGAGAATACAAGTCAGCACAAAGTGAAATGGGGCTTTGGTATATTGCTCGGGGTGTAGCCTACACATGCCGCATTTCAGTGCCGCCTGAGCCTGGCCGGTTTGTAGGACAGATTACAGTCGGCTGGGCAGCAGAGCCAGCAGACATGGAGAGCACCCGTGCCATGCTACAAATTGCAGCAACAATGCTTTCAAGGAGTAAACAGTAATGGATTGGCTTAAACAAATTGCGCCCACAATTGCCACGGCAATGGGTGGCCCACTAGCAGGCATGGCTGTGTCTGCCATCTCTAAGGCCATTGGCGTAGACCCCGACAAGGTGGGCGACCTGATCTCCAACAACAAGCTGTCAGCAGAGCAAATTGCTCAAGTCAAGATTGCAGAGATTGAGCTACAAAAGCAAGCGCAAGAGCTTGGCCTAAACTTTGAAAAGCTGTCTGTAGAAGATCGCAAGTCTGCGCGTGACATGCAAGCAGCAACAAGATCAATCGTGCCGCCTGCGCTGGCTGCAATTGTCACTGTTGGCTTTTTTGGTATCCTTGGCATGATGCTGTTTGGCAAGGTCGATAGCGGCAACCCAGCGATTCTGATGATGCTGGGGTCACTTGGCACTGCTTGGACGGGCATCATTGCTTACTATTTCGGCTCATCTGCTGGCTCACAAGCTAAGACAGATTTGCTTTCTAAAGCCCCTGCAATCAAATGAAGGAGATGATATGAAGCTAGAAGGACTGTACGCAAACATTCACGCCAAACGCGAGCGCATCAAAGCTGGCTCTGGCGAGACAATGAAGAAGCCTGGCACTGAGGGCGCACCTACCGCCAAAGACTTTAAGCAAGCTGCCAAGACTGCAAAGCCTGAGAAGAAGAAATGACTCCGCACTTCACGCTGGCAGAGCTGACGGCCACTAACCACAGGCAGTTTGACAACACGCCAAACGAGACTGAGACTGCCAATCTTCAGCGGCTGGCTGAGTTTTTAGAACGGGTCAAGGAAGCGCTGGACGGCAAGCCGGTGATGATTAGTTCTGGGTATCGGTCTAAGCCCGTCAATGACAGTGTTGGCAGCTCTGACAAGTCTCAGCACAGGACGGGCCAAGCTGCTGACTTTAAAGTGCCAGGCATGACGCCAGATCAAGTTGTTCGCGCCATCATTGCGGCTGGCTTGCCCTACGACCAGATCATCCGTGAGTTTGACGCATGGACACACATCAGCATCAGCGACACACCACGAAAGCAAGCGCTAATCATTGATCGGGCGGGGACTCGCCCTTTTGCATAAGAGCGCGGTAGGCGGCAATAGCGTCTTTCAGGTCGCACTGAAGCTGTTCAATCCGGTTATTCTGCTGGATCATCTTTTCGTTTGCTTGCTGCGCGAACTCCGCTAGGATTTCTTGCGACCACGTTCTGAAGTTTGACATGTTCTTCCGTTGTGAATTTGTGTCCATTGCCGCACTCTCGGCGGCGTAGTGTAAAGCCTTCCTTAGCTCTAGTGTCTTTAACAGTGCTCCACACTTTGCAAATTGGGCAATTCAAGAATTTTTCTCCCGTAACTTGGCTTCAATAGCTTGCATTAAATCTACCCAAGCAACATCAGACAAACCAAGTCTTTCCCCAATTTCAAAAGTTTCCGCATTTGTCAAGCCTACCCACGGGCGCTTGTAGACCTGTGTATCGTCATCTTCTTCTATGCGGTTCATGTGTTCTCCTGTGGTGGTGTGCATGTGTGAATTACTGTCAGGTCAGCAGTGCGTTTGCCGCAGCGTTCACAAAAATTCCATTCCCGTTTAGCTAGTGCAGCTTTTTTGCCATCGTAGTAACCGCTTTGGTAAACAATAGTCAGGTCAGGCTTCTGCTCTGGCTTCGGTGGATAGTTGTTGCTGCTACAAGCCACACACTCGTAAAGCACGGCGGCTTTGCATTCGGGGCAGGTAGGCTTCTGCTCTGGCTGTTGTGGGGTGGTGTAGAGAGGCGTTGCACCTTCAAACGGTTTTTCTGTGTGCGCTTGCAGACCAAAACCAAGCCAATAGGAAGGCTCTCGCAATGGCTGTCCTGCGGGTGGCTCGGACTCCTGCACTGGCTGTGCCAAGGCTTCACGGATGGCGGTGATGGCTTCTTTAGATTTCACGATGTACGGCTCGCCATCGCTTAATGCTCACTCCAGCGCCTCCAGCGCCAGCTTCAGTGCTTCGTCTTTGGTCATATCAGCAAACTCCAAATCCAAGCGCCAGTTAAGAACAGACCAAGGCAGATCACTGCCAACACTGTAAAAATAGACCAAAGCATAAACGCTCCAATCCTATGCCATGTTTCCGGCGCGGGGTCGATGTCGGCAAGGACGGCAGGGTAAGGCTTAACCTTGCGAACAGGGCAGTCTAGTCCTTGGTGGCAAGGCCCATCACAGCAGTTCATGCTGCCTCCGTATAGGCTTTAAGGCGCTTGATTCGGTTGCGGTTATAGACCACCAGCGCCTGCGCGTATTCAACGCCAGTTTCAGCCCTGAGCAGGGCAAATTCTGCCTCTTTAAGCTCCAGCGCTACAGCTTGGGCAGGGGTCAGCACTTTAAAAACTTCAAGCAATTTGGGCAATTTCATAGCGTCCACTCTCTTTCTTGGCGATTGGAGTTTGACTTCACTGTCTTGCCGGTTAGACGGATCAGGCCAAGTTTCTGCATTTCGTTCAAACGCCTAGCAATCTGGTTAGGGTCAAGCCGTGAGTAAAACGAGATGCCATCTTTGCCCAGCGGCCCGATTGTGCTTAGTGCTTCCAAGATTTGAGCGTAGTGGGAGCTGACATCTGTAATGGATGCTGCCGCCTCATGTGATGTTGCTGGGTCACTATTACGCACCCGTGGAAATTCCGGTAATGGAAAAATCTTTTTGAAAACGTCTTTGTAGTCCATGATGTGCCTTAAAAAAAGAAGGGGACTTACGCGCCAGGCAACTGCGGGAAGCACAGCGCTGCCCCAAAAATATCAAAAAGGATAATCGTCTTTCATGTCATCAAACCCGCTATCAGTGCGAACAGGACGGGCGGGAGGCGGGGCAGAGAATGAAGCTGGCGCATCTGTCTTTTGCTCAAAGCATTGAAACCATCCGTCAAACGGGGTGGGAACGCTGTCCAGCTTAATTTTCATCTTGCCATTCTCAGCCCAAACAGTGCCGTGCGTAGTCCAGTAAGTCTTTTTTTGCCCTTGCATTTCGTATTCACGGGCTGCATATTTAATGTCGTATTTCATAATTTTTCAAGTTCCTTAATTATGCTTTCCATCTTGCCAAGAAATTTAACCACTTCAGTTTCCAGCCCTGCCACATAGACAGGATCGTAGACCTCGCGCACAACAAACATTTGCAGTCGCTCTGGCAGTCGCGGGTCATAGCTGACAAAATCGCACCAGTGCCGCCTAGTGCAGGCCATCTGCCATTGGACTTGTGGCCGGTGCTTTGTCGGCATCTTTTTGCCCAGCAGGGTATCCAAGTGGGTGGCAGTGTTGGGACACTTGATCTCAATCAAGCCAGAGTCGCCCACCAAGCCATCAGGAGAAGCACCAGACTGCGCGATGCTCGGGTGGGTGACAAAGCCTTCGGCTTTCACTAAAACGCCTTGTGCGGCCTCATACGCAGACAACGCCATTGGCTCAGTGTCTGTGCCGTGCTGCATTGCAGCATTGCTGTACGACTCGGCGGCAGCGCCTGTTAGTCTTTCGCAGATCAGCAGCGCCATGTAGTTGGCACGGCTGGCTGAGTAGCCTGACTGAGTTTTGCTAATGATGTCGCTGATGCGGCTGGCGGTTACTTTGCCCAATCGGGCGGCAAACCATTCGGGTGTGCGCTGATCCATTAGACTGCTCCCAATTTCTTTTTCATGGCATCCTTGGCCTTGATGATTGTGTTCTGCCAGGCTTCATCACCCTTGCAAGCGGCGTAGCCTTCTTTAAAAGCCTTGATTAACGCTGGCTCATCAGCGGCTGCATTAATGGCGCTGAGATGGTCTGTCAGCCCGTCCACTGTCCTGATCTCTGTGCGGCGGCTGGCGCTGTTGCCATCGTCATCCTCGGGCGCGATGCCACAGGCTGCCATCAACGACCCGCGCCTCGCATAGGTCAAACATGCCATCGCGCCTTGGGGATCGTTCTTCATGATGGGAAATCTAAGAATTCCAGTTTCCAACATTTCGCCTGATTCATGCACAAACACAGTTTCAATCATGATGCCATCAACGCAATCGTAGGACTTCTGGATCAAGGCAATGCCGTTACTGTTTAAAGCGTCTATGACGGCTTCAACGCAGGCAGACAGGTCAGCGTAACGGCTGCGAAAGTGCGGGTTAGTGCTGGACTTCAAGGCTGGGCCAAAAGCCTTTTGTGCCTGTACTAAGGCGGTTGCAATGTTTTTCATAGTTTCTTTCAAGTTAATTCACGTTGTAGGTGCTGCAATTCTTCAGTGGCAATCTGGAGATGGTGGCGCTGGTCTTCTATGACTTGGCACAGCTCATGTACGCTATGCCGTAAAAAGCCCACTTGGTAAGCGCACCGGACAAGCGGGTCAGCGCTGCACTTGCTGCCGGTTTCAGCGGCTTGGATGATCTGCTCGGCATTCATGCTGACCACCAGACAACAAGGGAAAGGGCCAGGCCAAAGCCAATGGCTGTGGCAAGCAACAGGTCAAGGGCAAGGTTTTTCATCTGTCCTCCGCAATAGACTTTTCAATCTGCTGAATGATCGAAGGGTTGATGATGTCCATGAAGTCTTTGTGTGACCCGTCAACGTGAAGGGCGTAGACTGTAACAATGACCGGCCAGCCTGGGCTTAGGTCGGTTGCTGTCTCGGCTGGCTCTAGGTCGGCTAGGCCGGTGTATCGAAACCCGTCAAGAATTTCGTCAAAGTGAATGTTCATACTTGCTCCAAAAAGACCCACCGAAATAGTGGGATTGCTATGAAGTTTACGCATCTGTTAAGAAAAGTCAACACAATTCCCGCATATATTTTTATTGGGTTGTTGTTTTTCATAGAACTTGGCTATTGCATAATTGCTTAGGAAAGTTGACACTAGCGGGATGAGCAATGCACAAAAAAGCGAATTGACCCCTGTTCTCTCTGAAACAGTGAAGCTGTCAATGGAATTAATCACTGAACAAATCACTAAACAGCACCAGGCGGCGCTGCACAACGCCATTGCTAAGGCTGGCAGCAAGGCAAAGCTGGCGCGGCTGTTAGGGGTGTCTAGAGCTGCTGTGACGCACTGGAAAAAGCTACCCAATGGCAGGCTCTACCAGCTACAGGTCATGCAACCGGAGTGGTTTAAATGAACCATTTCACGGCCACTCAGATTTTGGACAAGGCTCGGGAGGGTAAACGCTACCCTTTGCACATCATTAACCAAGCACTGGAATTGACAGGGGACATTGATGAACCACATGCTGGAGACAGAGGCCCGAGAATGGGTGAAACGCCACAGGCAGAAGGCCAGAGAGTTGGGGGCAAACGCAGCTTATTTGTGGTGGCGCAAAGTGTCATACGACATAGCGCGGATTCGTGGGCAGTCGGCGTTTGATGCGCTGCGTAATGAAATGAACAGGCAGCGTGGTCACATTTGAAGTGCCAGGCGATCCCCACGGCAAGGGACGGCCTAAATTTGCACGGCGCGGCAACTTTGTGCAAACCTACACGGACAAAAAGACCACCAGTTACGAAAATTTGGTCAGATTTCACGCCAACATTGCGATGGTTGACCTTGCTCCGCTAGAAAACGCTGTGGCGGTTTATATCTACATCAAGCTGGCAGTGCCTAAGTCGTACTCCAAAAAGCGCACAGAAGCCTGTTTAAGCGGTCTGGAGCGCCCCACAAAGAAGCCTGATTGGGACAATGTTGCGAAATCTATCTGTGATGCCATGAACGGGATTGTTTACATGGATGACACGCAAATCGTGGATGCCCATGTGACCAAGGTTTACGCAGCTAATGCGGGTGTTGATGTTGGAGTAAAGGAAATTGAATGAGCTATATCGTAGCATCACTGCCGCCTGTTAAGTGTTTTGTCAAGCGTGAGTTTTTGTACAACTTCACTAAGGGGCATGGCGAGTTAGAGCCTGCCGTTTGGGTTAGTTTAAAAGCCCTGCGAGGCCAGGTGTTCCGCATTGAGTCGCTGTTACCGGCCTATGGCGCTTTGTACGACAAGCTGCCCATCCATGCTTATGTTTGGCACAACGAAACACGAATGCTGCCTAACTTGCCTGTAGACACGCTCCAGCTATGGGACTGCATGGGCTACAAGTTCACCATTGTGGAAAAGATCGGGCTACGCAATTTGGGTGTTAAGTTCCTTGGCAAAGATAAGAAGTGGCACTTTGGGCAGTACATGTTCACAGTGGACTTTTGCGCTGACGGCATGGAAGTTGACACCGGCTTTACAGAGCAAGCTGAAGAACACAAGTCGTTTAACTGGATCAAGCTGGACAACGGCCAATTTGCCTGCCAGCCAAATAACAGATGCTTGTGGTACGACCAGAGCCTGATCCCTGCTCAGACAAAGTTTCCTGACTTCCAAGCTGCCAAAGCATGTTGGACAGTGGACGGCACACGCAAGTGGTCAGCCGGTGATGATTGGTTCTACACGATTGAGGAAAAGACTTGATTCCCGAAGACGCAGCACAGTCAATCAGGGATCGAGCACCACTGTACGGCGAGGCCAAAGCCCAGCGGGTCTACCTTGAGGAGTTTCGCAAGTCTAAAAAGGCCATGCTGATGAAAGACTCTTTAAAGTCGGGCGTAGAGGCTGCAAACGCACAGGAGCGTGAGGCTTATGCTGACCCTGAATATGTGCAGCTCATCAAAGGTTTGGCGCTGGCTGTAGAAAAGGAAGAAACCCTTAAATGGGAAATTGAGGCAGCAAGGCTTGACATAGAAATCTGGCGCAGTCGTGAGGCCACCAACAGGACACAGGACGGGGCGCACAGGTGATAAAACACAAGTACATCAGAAGCAAAAAACTGTTAAAGCTGGTGGCCGGTCTGGATTGCCAATCTTGCGGGTCTGGTGAGATGGTGCAAGCTGCCCACACCAATTGGGGCGGTCACAAAGGCAGGGGCATAAAGGCTGATGACAATTTGGTCGCTGCCCTGTGCCTCAGATGCCACTATGAAATTGACCAAGGATCAAAGTTAAGCAAAGAAGAAAGAATGGAGAAGTGGCAGAAAGCCCACAGCAAGACTGTAAATTGTTTGCGATCTGTTTGGCCTGTTGACATTCCTTTACCAGAGGCAGTATGAGGCTTTGTCCCTGTGGCGCTACGATTACGCAGCATGTGACCACCACCAAAGAGGTCTGGAATTGCACTGGTTGCAAAAGACGGGAAATGTTTCCCTTTACAAAAGTCAAAAAGCCGATTAAAATAAAGATGTCAAGTGCAGCAACACCGGACACCATGAGGCCACTTTCTCATGCGTTACCCTTTAAAGGGGACTGATGTTGCTGCATCAGAACGCAGTAGAAAGTGGCTTTTCTGCGTCCAGTGCCGATTGCTGATGACGAAACAATGCACCAATGTCGTGGTGGCTATCGAGTGAAGCGATGCGCTTACTGACAAGCCAGCGCGAGAACTTTCAGCGGTATCTCAGGAACAGAGCAAACGTGGTGATGTGACGGCTAGCCCAACGATATGAGGGCGCTCTGGAAATAGAAGCTGACCTTAAGGGAGTGGTAGTCTGAAAGGATGGCCAAAGTCGGGGATATCATCCGCTTGGCTTGTCCTATGGGAAATGCTAAAATAAAACAAGGAGAATTCATCATGGCTGCTCAAGATAAAGATGTTGCTGACT